CGTTCCCGATTATTCTCCGCCCGTGGTCGTCCCTGACTATCCAACGATTGTAGAAGTACCAACGGGGACAACATTGCCGTATACGCCAACAGAATCCACTCCAGTGACGCCTCCGCTAGAAATACCGGCAGAATTTGAAGCAGACCCACTACCAACCTTAACGATTCCAGAATCATTCCCTGATTCTACTGTCCCTGAACCGAAATTTGCAGAAATTGACGAGATAGTTGAAAAGGGCGAACCTGTACCAACAAAAGAACTAAACAAAATCCTTGATGACGCATTCACCGAGGATTCCACACCTGAAGAGATGTCCAAGGTTCTTGATGGACTCCTTGATGCGGATTTAACACCGAAACAGTTTGACGCAGTCTTGGATGCGAGTCTTGATTCTCTGGATAGCCCCACCTCGGATGTTGCTGCGGTTATCACTTCGTTCCTAGATGCGGATTTGAGCGACAAAGAGTTTGGAAAAGTTCTTGATGCCGTCTTTACCGAAAATGCTTCGCCTGAAGTTTTTTCTGAGGCTTTAACGACGATGATAGGTGCGGATTTAGGTGACAAAGAATTCGCCAAGGTTTTGGACTCTGCTTTCTCTGAGGACACATCTGCTGAAAACATGGTGTCGGCTTTGGACTCAATCCTTGAAAGCCCTGTAAGTGCACAAGACCTTGACAAAGTCATGGACGCAGTCTTTGACAAAGACATTTCTGTGGCGGATACAAAAGAGGTGCTGGGTGACCTTCTTCAAACGGATTTAACTCAATCAGAAACTAGAGCAGTTTTTGACAGTGTGTTTGACGACGACTTGTCCGACAAAGAAACAATTGACCTCATCGTTGATGTTCTTGAAGATGGTCTGACCGCAGAGAACTTGGGCGATGCTCTTGGTGCCGTATTTGACGAAGAAGTAAGCACGGAAGTCTTGGTTGAAACCTTTACGGCTGTGTTGGGTACTGAATTAGACGCCAAATCACTCGGCGTCATCGTAGATGTCTTGGAGTCAGACTCCATTACAAATGAACAAGTATCAACAGTTGTCAGTTTGGTCATTGACCAAGAAGGAGGCATCCCTAGTGAGCAAGCCGCGGAATTGGCAACGAGCCCCAAAGTCCTTGAAAGCATCAACGGCGAACAAGCGACCGAAGTCTTTGACGCGATCACAGTTACCGAGGTCTCGCAAGAAGAGGGTGCTCAGATTGTCGAGGCACTTGCGAGCGCATCATCCGATGTAAAGGAATCTTTTGAAGAAGAGATAAATGTTTTCGCGGGAGTTTTTGATACTTATGTTGCCCTTGGTTCCGAAATCAATGTGGGTGACCGCCGAACAGTGATTGCCGTCGGTTCCGTTGTGGCTGCTATTGGGGCTGTTGGTGCGCTTGGTGGCGGTGGAAGCCCCTCATCAGGCGGTGGAGCGCCTTCTGGTGGCTCTGGAGCGCCGTCTAATCAGAATACCGCTACACGCAAAGAAGAAGAGCAGGAAGCGTCTGGTGAGATTGCAGGCGATGGTCTTGATTGGATTAGTCGGATGAGTATTTTCAGATATAATAATGGTGTTAAAATTTTAGATGGGGGTCTTTTTATGAAAAAACTTATATACGGTGTAATGAATCTTGGTTTCACCATTTCTGGCTGTTTGGTCGTGTACCTCACACTGTCTGGAAACCTTCAGAGAATTGCTGGAATTTCGTCTGTTGTCGCTCTTCTGTGCGCTCTTTATTTACACATGCGGGAACCTGACAACAATTAATCTGTGATTATATTATGGTGTACAATATTTGAGTTCATCCATAAATATTCTGAAAAGGATAAAGTATGTCAAAAGTTGCTTGGGACTACATTGTTCCCATCAAGATGCCAAAAGACCTTAAAGGATGCGAACCCGGCAAGTTGCCTCCCCGCCTATTGAGGTCAGTCTCGGGCGGAAAAATGCATCATATTGCTTCATACGCTTGGGAAGCAATGGTTGCTCGCGCTAAAGCAGACGGCATTGAACTGAAGCCGACCAGCGCAGCAGACCTTTACCGCAGTTATGACGCGCAAAAGAAGGCTTTTTTGACTCGCTATGTTTTGACCGACACAGGAAGTGGCGCAACAAAGCAGTTTGAAGGAAAAACTTGGTACAAAAAGAAGGGTATGGCTACCTTGGCGACACCCGGAAAGTCGAACCATAACCTCGGCTTGGCGGTTGATGTTCATTCAGCATCAGAACCAAAGCGTTTGAATTGGATGATTAAGAATGTCAAGGATTTCGGCTTTAGTTGGGAAGTGGTTCCTGAAGAGCCATGGCATTTGCGTTATGTCGCTGGAGATGATGTCCCCGCCGCTGTTCTTGAGTTCGTCGGTGGCGCGTTGCCACCTTTGCCAGCAAATTAAGTTCCTAAAGAAAGTAAAAAATGCCAAGAAAATATTCCTATTACCCAAGTTTTGACGGAAAAGGCGCGCAGCCCGGTACGGAAAAACTAAATGCACTTTGTGCGGCTCGTTGGAAAACGCGCAACTTGGGGATTTATTCCCCGCGATTGATGCGTAACTCTCACACAGAGGGCAAGAAGATTGGCGACCCAGGTATGGAGAAGTGGCTATCGGTTCACGCAACTGGTGCAGCAATCGATATTGGTTACGAAGACCGCAAGGTTGGAGTTGCTATGTGGGATTGGTTTATCAAGTACACCAAAGAACTTGGTATTGAAGAGATTCATGACTACGCATTTGATGCAAACCCTAAAGACAAAAATCAGGGCTACGGAAGAGGCTTCAGGTGTAGTCGCGGCGAAAACGCTGCAGGGGTCAAGATTTTTAGTGAATCTGATAATGCCGGAAGTTTCGGAGGCAAGTGGTTGCACATCGAACTTTCTCCAGAGATGGCTAAAGACGCTGTGAAGTTTGAAGCAGCATGGCGTGCCCTTCCAAAGCCGGGTGCATGATTCAGGATGGAAGCAGTAACGGTTGCTCTTATTACGGTTGTCGGTGCCGTTCTAGTTGCCCTTGTTGAAAAAGGACGACGCGAAAACAAGTCAGACCATGGAGTTGTTTCAGAAAAACTTGACATCATTGGTAAAAACTTAGGTCGCTCAATTGACCGTGTAGAAGCAACCGTTGTTCGTAACGAAGTAAAACTAGATGAGCATATTCGTGACCACGCAAAAGGGGAAGTCTGATGGCAGGCAAGAAACCAGCAAAGAAACCAGCGAGTTCAAGTGCTGTAGCACCAACACCTAAGGTTGACACAGGAATAAATGTTTTGTATCTCGGATACAAAGGCGTGAAACATGTTTGCCCTGTGTGTAACAGTTGGCGAGGCAAAGGCATGGTTCGTGAATACAAGTCTGTTCTCTATTGCAGTATTGGTTGTGTTACTTCTTTCAAGACCATTTCAGAGGGAAACTAATGAAAAAAGATTTGTTCGTTAATGTTCTTTTACGAATTCTTGCAACTTTTGCCGCATCTGGTCTCGGTGTTATCGGTGCAGGAACTATTGCAGGTGTACCACTTCTTAAAGCAGTCTTCATGGCTGGAATTGCAGGGGTTGCAGTCGTAGTTGAAGGTCTCTCGCGTGCATTTCTTGAAGACGGTAAGTTGTCGAATGCTGAAATCAATGAAGTTTTTAATAAAGTTGATAAAAAAGCGCCAGTAAAGGCAAAGCAGAGTGAAACGGTTTAGTCTTCTTGTCCTTTGTGTGTTCGCTCTTGCGTCGTGCGGTTATGACGGTAAATATCGCTACCCATGTCAAGACCCTGAAAATTGGGGCAAAACAGAATGCGTGCCTCCTGTATGCGAAGTAGATGGCGCTTGCACAGAAACATTGCTTGGATGGGATCCGACCGCATCAACCGTAGAAACAGTTCCAACAGAGGAGACAACCGCACCATGAATAAGCGTCTTACGCCATTGGAATTAGATGCCCGACTCAAGTTCATCATTGGATGCATGCTTGGTTTTGTTCTTGTTATCACCACGATTGGTGTTTTGTGGGCTTTGGTATTCGTTACGCAACCTATTGGAGCCCAAGCAGAGAATGACAAAATGTTCTTTGGGGTTCTGTCGTCTGTCGCCACTTTCATTACTGGTACACTTGCGGGGTTGATGATTTCAACAGGACGAAATGCCGAAGACCACAATGGCAACGGCATCCCTGACGGCGAGGAATAATATGAGCACAAACACATGGGGTAAATACAAAGGTCAAATTGTTGGAGTTCGTTTTGAAACTGACAAGTTTGATGCAAAAACTGATGCTTCTTACACGGAAGACCCTAGATTAGTTAAGGCTCCTTATTTTCCTCCTGCGGAAAAAGAATTCATATCTGCTCTTCAGTCAATTGCTCGCAAGTACGGCAAGTTGGCAGACCGTGACGAAAACGGTATTTGGGTTGGCTATGTTCCCAAATCAAAAAACGACAACTATGCAATGGGTATCCGTTGTGAGAATTGTGCACATTTTGAATCAGAGAATGTATGCAAGATTGCAAAAGCACCAATTGAGCCCGGCGGTTATTGTCGTTTGTCTGCCATTCCTTCGGAAAAAATAGTAAAACCGAAATAGACCAAACATTAAGGTCTCGGTTGACCGAGTTGATAGTGAACTGTTTTATTACTATCGTTTGCGATGAGTGATTGCTTTTTTTGCTTTTTTCTTCTTAGTTACGACTGGTTTCTTGGTAATGATTTTTTTAATCGGTTCTTTCATGACCATTGCTGATGACGAAACCAAGGGAATCGTAGTGGTTGTGGTGGGTTCAAGAACCATATCAACGACTGCTGATGTAGCGATTGATTCACTTAACGGTTGCTCGTTTTCCTGAACAACAATCACCGACTCTTCAACTGTTGGTTCTGAAACAATAAGTGGCGTGCTCACTACTGTCTGAATCGTCGTAGTTGTGGTTGTGGATTCATTGATGATTGTTCCATCAAACTGAGTGCCGGTGGTTCCGTCGCAGGACACATTGCAATCTCCATTTGTTACTACAGGCGCTTCATCGGATTCAATTAGTGCGTAGATAACGGAACGAGCAGTATTCAAATCTATGCCTTCATACCAAATGGCTAATGTGAAATTTGGTCGGAATCCATTTCCGCCACTTCCGTCCATTATTCCAATACCGACAAATTGGCATTGACCAAAATAGTCATAAGATTTAGCAATCGCCATGCCCAAAAATTCGTGTCCACCATTACCGTATTCAACAAGTCTTTGATAGGCATCTGTGCCAACCTCTGTATCAATAATGGTCAGCATGTCAGGAGACTGTGAAGACGGTGCTTGAGTGTACTCAGCACAGCCATCAGCGCTTACTTTTGGCGCTACGCCAACAACGCCGATTAAAAGTAGTGGCAAGAAAATAACTGTTTTTTTAAAATATTGCATAATAATTCCTTTTGGTAGTTTTAGTTAAGGCATCAGCATATCTGAATAAACATAAAAATGTTTGACATCTTCACTATATTTTAGAAGTCTTTTAAGTGAGACAGCCTGTCTTTGCCTAACCCTAATCAGTGGTAAAATATATACGGAGAAACAATCAGCCTTTTACTCGTAAGGGTGCTGAACTTGTTTTTTGTAGTTTAGATGATGTAATCTAATCACATGGTTGATATGGATGAAGTAATTCGCTGGCACAACGACGGTCATGTCGTCACCGTGCAACTAAACAAGAGCGCCTTAGAAATAGTTGAGATTGAATGCCCGAACAGGGAAAGCGAAAAACCCGCTTGCTCCCATGATGATGTGCCTTGTGTTGTTGAATACTTTTTAAAGATTTATGGTTTTGACTGCAATGTTGGCGTAGTTGCACCTAGCGGGAAAATGCAGTTCGCTTGGGCGTTCGTTGGTGACGAACACAAAGACTTAGGCGCATGTCAAGTTTGGGTCATACCAGCCGATGATGAGGCATTCGCCGCTTGGATGACAACACAGTAAGAGCGACCTAGTCGTCGTCTTCAACACCCCTGTCGCCACATTCGGGTTGTGTAGGGATTGGTTCTTTGCAAGGACATTTGTATTTTCTGATGCCTACAACAATCATGACTTGTTTGGTTGTTCAATCATCTCAAAGCCAAGCAGTTTCCCAAGTTCAGGATTGAGCGTCTGATAGTAGCCGTCCTTTTTCATGAGGACACCTTTCTCTCCGCTCTTCTCGCAGGTTCGTGCGGAACGCTTTTCGTACTCGTCAATGATTGCGACAAACTGTTCGCGGAGTTCAGGGTTTGTCGGTTCGCAATAGAATCGTAAAGTTCCGAACTTTTGCTTTATTTGAAAAATCTCATAGTTCTCGTCAAGTGTTGAAAGGTCGCTATGACATTCTGTGATGATTTGAATCCAACCGTCCTCGCATCGGATTTCTTTCTCCCAACCTTTTTTGAAGTTGCGGAAAATCACCTCTTTGAGAACTTCGGCTTTTTTGTGCAGAAACTCAGCATCGTCTTGTTCGTCGTCGTGTTGCCATTCTTGAGGAACCTGAAACGCGAGACCACGAAAGAACTTCTCAACTAATCTAAACATTTTTATATCTCCGTATTGATGGTTAGATGCTCATCATACATGAAAATGACCTAGTCTTTGTCCTTGACTTTTAGCCACTTATACATATTGCGCCAGTGAACTAACTGCCACAAAGCCCACATGGCGATAAAGCCGGGTTTGTTAAAGATGATTGCGTAGAGAAACCAAGGGAAAGAATGAAGAGCGACAATTAGATGCCCGTACCACTTCTTGTTACCGACGAGATAACTTCCAGACACCCCTATGATTTCCATACCGAATAGGAGCCAAGTCCAAGTTGATTCGCTCATGGTGATATCACACTATCTGACGAGGTGGCACTTGAAATAGTCCTTATGAGCCTGCGTAAATCGGGGTGATATCGCACATTATTTAGATTTATACGATATTCGTAGCGTCCTTTGACTTTTGTCCTTGCTATTAACTTGTTCTTAGTCAATAGGGATAAGGACTTTATGACCGCAGTACTTGATACACCCAATGTTGTGGATAGTTCACGAACTGTCAGACCCGGTGTTTCAATTAAGTACACAAGTATCCGTCCTGAAGGTGTCAAAAGGTTGACGTTGCTTTTTGGGGTGTAGGCGATGATGTTCTGCTCGTCTAGTTCTTCAAGTATCAGTTCAACGAGTTGTTTGGCGGGAAGATTCTTTGCCTGAGCATCTTTGACAACTTTTTCTAGCGGTCCGCGTATCGCGTGGTCGCGTCTGTTGTCATGTGCGGATGCCATGTGCGTAACGATAGCACGGTGATATCACTGACTTTTTTCAAGAATTGCGACAAATAAATTATTGCTTTACTTTTGTATTTGTTATTTGTCGATGCAAGTGCTTGACACAACAAAAAATACACACAAATATGTCATACTATGAAAGACAGGAGAAACCATGGCTAGTCAAGAGAAGTCCAAAAGCAACCTGCTCGGCACACTCGCACAACTTTCACAAACCGTAAGCGCCCCATGCCCAATAGGGAAAATACACAAACAGTTAGAAGAGGATACGCAAGTAGCACTCATCAACGCCCTTCAATCACCAGCATCAAACTCTGCGATTCATCGCGCACTAATTGATGAAGGTTTCTCAATCTCACGAATGACAATCAATCAGAAACGCAAATGTTTCCGCGAAGGCGGAGATGGTGACTGTGCATGTTTTCCAAACAACCTCGGAGGCTCTAAGTGAGCAAACTAAAGAACACACTCACAGATATCGCCCTAGATGCTGACGGTCATCCAAACGGGGACAAAGCATGGGCAACAGTTTCGCCTGAAGGTGGAGAGTTATCCACAGGGGCAATGCCGACAGAACTAGGAACAGACTGGGACGCAGTGCTCCGAGGATTCGGTTTAGATCCTGACATCTTTGAGATAGTTGACGACACGGTCAGAATGTCCAAATGGCAGTCATCCAAAAGACTAGAAAACGGCGACCGTGACTTGATATGGCTTTATTCCTACAAAGCCCGCTTCAAACGCAAAAACCTGACTGCCTTGCCTGACAAAGAGATAGATGACATTCGGACATATGTTCAGAAATGGAAGTCGGTAGCCAAAACCACAGCACCGATATCATCAGAAAAAGGTTCAACTCTTGTCGTCTGTTGGGCAGACCAGCAGTTAGGCAAATCCGCAGGTGGAGGAACCGATGCAACTGTCGCAAGAATCATAGACAGTTATCAAGCAACGATTCGGCGTGTTAAAGACCTACGAAAAATAGGGCGAAACATTGAAAAGATTGCGATAGTTAATATGGGTGACCCTGTTGAGGGATGCGATGGCAACTATGCGAGCCAATTATTTACCGTTGAACTCACACAACGCCAACAACTCCTTTTGGCTATTGACCTTTGGGCGCAAGGAATCCGACAATTATCACCCTTAGCCGAAGAAGCCGAGTTCATCAGTGTTCTTTGTAACCACGGCGAATGGATGCGCAGAGGCGGAAAAGCCATAACAAGCGACTCTGACAATGCAGGGGGTTTCCTTACTGACGCTGTCAAACGAGTATTAGAGGGCAGACCAGAAACAGATAAACTTAAATGGAATATTCCCCACGATGAGATGATTACCACCTCAGTCTTGTCAGGAATCAAGGTAGCGTTCACTCACGGACACAAAATCAGCGGCAAAGAAGTTGAATGGCTCCGTGGACAATCCATCAAGATTCTTCGTGAAGAGGGACGCGAGCCTGACATTTGGGTAACCGCCCACAGACACCACCTCCAAGTTCAAGACTTCGGACCTTGGTACCGCTTCCAATGCCCTTCTAACGATGGTGGCTCCAAATGGTACACAGATATGAGTGGCAATTGGTCAACACCCGGCACGCTCACATTTCTTGTAGGAAACCATGACCCCAAGGGTTGGTCGGACATGGCGGTGCTGTGATATCAGTACAAGTACTGCACGGTGATTGCCGAAATGAACTAGAACTCCTCGCAGACAACAGCATTGACTCCATAGTTACGGATCCTCCATATGAACTTGGATTCATGGGAAAATCTTGGGATGCTTCAGGTATCGCTTATGACCCCACAATGTGGGGACAATGTTTGCGTGCCATCAAGCCCGGCGGACACATGCTTGCTTTTTCAGGTTCTCGCACATATCACCGTATGGTTTGCGCGATAGAAGACGCAGGATTTGAAATCCGTGACCAAATCATGTGGATTTATGGTTCAGGTTTCCCGAAATCGTTAAACATCGCTAAACAAACAGGTTCTGACGAATGGGATGGTTGGGGAACAGCACTGAAACCAGCCCATGAACCAATAGTGCTCGCACGCAAACCTTTAGACGGAACAGTCGCAAACAATATCTCAACCCACGGTACGGGCGGATTAAACATCAACGGATGCCGACACGGTGAAGGGGCAAAGAAATGGGTTACCCCTAGAGGCGGAATATGGTCAACTGACCCGACAGCCAAAGCCGAACTCATAGATAACCCACTAGGTCGTTATCCAGCGAACCTTATCCATGACGACTCAGAAGAGATAACAGAACTCCTACCTTTAGATAAATCTAAACGGTCTGCTTCACGATTCTTTTACTCCGCTAAGGCGAACAACACAGACCGCAACGAAGGCATCGCAGACAAAACCAATAAACACCCAACAGTTAAACCGACAGAACTCATGCGATATCTCGTCAGACTCGTAACCCCGCCAAACGGCACAGTGTTAGACCCATTCACAGGTTCAGGTTCAACAGGTAAAGCCGCCGTATTAGAAGGCTTCAGTTTCATAGGCATAGAACAATCAGAAGAATATGTCCATATAGCCAAAGCACGAATAGGAGCACACCAATGAAAACAGATAAATCTAACCAGACACGGGAAGACATTGAGGCATACCTCCAAGAGACTGACCAAACCGTCCTACTTGTAGACGGATTTGACGAAGCGTTCATCGGAGTGTCACAACGCATCAACGAACCACTATTAGCGGTCTACTCCTATCCCAAGATGGTGGAAACCCTTGTCTTTCGTGACGAGATGACCTTTGAAGAAGCCGAAGAATACCTTGAATACAACGTCATTGGGTCTTGGGTAGGGGAACAAACCCCAATCATCGTCCGCCCGATTCACCAATAAACCTTCTCTGCACAAACGCCGCACAGTTCAACCCACGATTAACGAAGAAAGCCCGAACCCTATGACAACAATAGTAGGACTACAAGGAGACGGATACTGCCTAATAGCAGGAGACACAAGAATCGCCTCTATAGACAGTGACGGTGTTGCTTATCAGATAAACACCTTAAAAGCCGAAACTTCCAAGATAGCAGTAAACGGCAAATACCTTATAGGGACAGCAGGAGACCTCAGAGCCATAAACCTCTTGACGCATACATTGACACCGCCTATCTGTCCACCGAACCTCAAAGGCAAAAAACTAGACGAATTCGTCACAAACAAACTCATACCCGCAATCAGACAAATGTTTGAACAAAACGGCTACACCACAAACGAAACCAAGACAAAAGCCGAACACGGCTCAGAACTCCTAGTAGCCATCAACCAAACTATCTACCTCATAGACGGCGACTACTCATGGTTCACAGACGCCTCAGGAATCTACGCCATCGGCACAGGAGCGCCCTATGCGTTAGGAGCATTACACAACATGCCTGAACACAAAAACGCCTCCATAGCCAAAAAGCACGGCATCAAAGCACTCGCCACAGCCAGCAAATACGACCCCAACACAGGTAGCCCATACCACACGCACATCCAACAGATACAACAAAAACCCGCCCCCACAAAATGAAACAACAAAACCACAACAATATGGACGATACACAAGCAAAACGCTGGCAAACACAAGCCGCCTGCCGAGGAAAAACACATCTCATGTTCCCTCAACACCATAAAGACATCACATATATTCTCCAAGCAAGAGACATATGCGCACACTGCACCGTACGACCACAATGCCTCAAAGAAGCCTTGGAGTATCACCCGATAGACATGCACGGAGTATGGGCAGGACTCACAAGCAGGCAGTTAGCCGCAGAACAAAAACGCCAAGGCATCAAACCAATTAGACCATCAATCAGCCAAATGTGGGACTTAAACTAAGCACACCCCACAGGTGTCACAAAAAGTAGAGCCCAATACTTCAACAGGCTTCTTATCGCAGACCGCCAAACCACAAGGCTCAAGCCTGCGTTCACCCCGAAGATACGACAAAACACCCGCCAAAGGCTCAACAGGATGAGAAACCTCCAACAGAGCCTGACCCTCAGCATCACGAACACCGTTAATAAGCAGAAAATTCACAAGACGCTGAA